CGAACACTTGGCCGCGTGAATTCGCGCCCGTGCGCTCGATATCCTTCGCGCCAGGCGTTATGCCTAGCGAGAGGCCCGCTATACCGATGCTGAAGAGAGTCGATAGCCCAATGACGTTCGCGGCTGCACTAACCCCTGCTAGAGCTCCAAGCGCGCCAGGAGCAACGACAAGCCCGATACCGGTAACGGCGAGAGCGGCAACGCCAACGATCAGGGCGACCGTCTTCAAGCCCTTGGACATTGGCTACCTCACTATGAATGCGTGATCGATATTCCTCACCCGATAGCGAGCGAATCCACCGTCCACCAGAAATAGCGCTTCCATCCGTGCGCCAGCGGTGAAGAAAATCCCACACATCTTCTCGGATTCTCGATAGGCGATATCGCCACGCTGGGCTTTCGCCGGATGCACCGGATCTCCGAAGCGTTTTTGCAATGCTTGATAGAGCGTGCCGTCGAGATGCTCGAGCAACGCCATCGCTTGGGCTTCTGTCTTGTACTGGCCTCGGTAGTCGGCAATCGGATCGACGCCCGTTAGGATCTGCACCCAATCCCCTGCGAATGTAACGCAGTGCGTGCGATCGTAGCCGAAGCCTTCGCGCTTGTACTTATCCTGCGAGGCGATGATGTATTCCGACAACTTACGCTGCCAACCAGAAACGCGCATCTAATAAAGCCTGAACAGCGGTGGCAGTTCATCGCTTGGCTGCCATGGTCGACCGGGTTGAGCAGTGGCCACAGCCCCCCTAACAAGTGCGTTGATGAACGTCGAAGCCGTATCGCTCGGATAGAACACCTGATGGTCAATCCAACGCACAGGAGCGCCCCTGGCTTTCTGCGTGTCCTGATCGCACACAATCGAAAAGGTAGCTACCTGACCGCTCTGCCGATTCGTTTCAGCGTTGACCATCACGCCGTTGAAGATCGGCTCAATCTCCGGCAGCACCGAAGATTCATCAGCCGACAAAAACCCGAGCCACAACTTAGCGGCCCTGCCTTGAAAGGCTCTGCGGTCATCAATGATCTGCGTGTAGCCAGGGCCTACCGTTGTGCCAGGCTCCCCAAGCTCGTCCTCGCCAAGCTCAGACACGCCCAGGATGAATCCTGTGGTCTCTTCCCCAACGGCAAACGTGATCGTGATCGCACTACCGATTCCTTGATCCTCATTGATGTCGGAGATTTGGACCGCGCCTTCCATCGCGAGAAAGATATTGTTGTCAAGGTCGTCGATACCTGTCCCTGTTGGAGCGAATGCGCCGACACCACTCCATCCGTAGAGCGGCGCGTCTTTGATATCGAGCAGCCCTATGTGGACAGGCTGGACTGTGGCGGCTGCCAGGACATCTTCCAACGCCACTAGGGAAAAATCCTTTCTTCTGCATCGATCCCGAAACGCGCCATTCTAAGCAGCTGCATTTCGATCCTGCTTCTGGGCTCGGTGAACATGAAGAACGCGGTAGGGGTCAACACGTTCACAGTCGCATTGTTAGCCGGCGCTTGTCGTATTGGCGTGGTAAACGTCATCGTGGCTTCGCCTGAACCGTTGGACGTTACATTAGAGACGACCTTCATCAATTGCCGGTTGGTATTTCCCCCAGTGCTAGTCGTATCGAACGAAACGAAATCCCCGGCCAACAGAATTGCCGTACTGTTCGGCAGTCCATCTACGTCCAGGCTCAGTCCTAGCTGATCGTCTCCCACCACCAAAGGGTTTGCTCCTGCATAGCCCGTACTCGGTCCCGTGTATTGCATCGGTCCAAGTGCAAATACATTGGCTAAGTCCGAGAGCTGATCCAAGGCAAGCGACCACGCCCTAAGTGCATCCCCTTTCTGTGGTTTCAGCGTCAGTCTGGCCATCCATCTGCGATCTGGGTAAGACGTGACCTGAGCAACACCGCTGATGGTACGCAATACTTCCTGCGATCGAATCAGTTCAAACGCTGAAACTTGAGCCGTCGAGCTCGCGGCTGCCGGCAGAGTAATCACGCTCATGCAATGCTAGGACGATACTGCTTGCGGATCATGCCGACAGTGTTTGCGGCGGAAGCTGAGATTGCTTGACTGACGCCCTCTTCCACCGCGCGGCGAACGCCGATCGCGTCGTCTGCATTGATGGTGCCGATTGTGATCGTGACTCCACCGCTATTCGGCGTAATCATTCCGCTGATATTCGGCTGGAATAGCTCTGGCCCTCTTTCGCCAACTAAATAAGACTTCCCAGCTGATACCGGGCCACCTTCAGCCCTAGCGCCACCAAAGCCTAGAAATCCCGCAACCGCCCCTGCTGTTCCGCCGAGAGACGCCCCCAATACGTTCAGCAACTGGTTGGCCGCCGCTTGTGCGGCCATTCTCTTGAGCATGTCGCCGAAGCTTGTTTCGATACCGAGAAACGCATCGGCCAATGTGTCTTGCAACGATCGGCCCATGTTCTCGCCTATCCTGGCCCATCCTTTTTCTGCATCCGAAACGACTTCTTTGAGTTTTTTTGCCGTTACTTTTATGGGTTTTAACAACTCATCCATAGCCTGCTGAAATGTTTGGGGCGACACTAGCCCCTTATCGAAAAGCGCCTTCACTTCAGCAAATTCTCGCTGGGTTTGTTGCAGTTCCGTTTCAAACCGTTGCGTAACCTTGGCGGCAAGCTCGATCTCTTCTGTCTGGGCCTTTAGAGCAGCGATCAGATTAAGGGACCCTTGGGCCATCTCGATCTGAGCAGCATTAGCGCCCTCTAGACGAAGGGTGTAGATCCCGGCTTCTGCGGCTGACATCCCGAACACCGCCGCTTGCCGCTCTAGGGCGGATAGCTGCTTCTCGATGTCTGCCTCTTTCTCAAGGGCTTGAATGAGATTCAGCGCACCGTGCGCCAGTTCTAATTGCTCTGCATTTGCCCCAGCTAAGGATAATTTATACAAAGACGCTTCAGCTGAGGTCATGCCAAAGACGTGTGCCTGAGCCTCCAGCGCGGCTATCTGCTTTTCAATCGCATCGGTTTGATTAGCAGTTGCGATCTCTCCGAAGGCAGCCTTCGCCAAGGCTCTCATCTCGGTCAGGGATTTTTCGGCGGACTCCGACGCTCCCTCCCACAGGCTCTTGAAAGAGTCCTGCATGTTGCGCTCGAGATCGGATTGGCTTCTGTCCAGATCAGCAATAACGGAGTTGAATGCATCAACGCCGTCTGTCCCTAGAGCCGCAAGCGCAGCGACAACACCAGCCAGTCGGTCGGCTAGACCGACCATCCCGTATCCCAATCCGATGGCTACGTGAGCAATGGACTTTAGAACCACCGCAAATGCAGATCCGAGCCTTGAGCTGAGTTCGCTCTGCTCTGAGAACGTGATCATTGCGGCCGTGATGGCGTTCATCGCCGGCAGCATTTCTTGAGCTATCGTGCTAGAGAACCCACGACCCACCGCACTCAACAGAGTTAGGTTGTCGTTGAATTCTTCAGCTGCCTTGGCCGCATCATGCGACCAAACGATCCCGAGCCGTTGCGCCCGGTCGATCATCTTGTCGATGCCTTGCGAGCCTTCGTTGAGCAGCGGGATTAGATCAGCGCCGGATCGGCCGAATAGCTCCTGGGCTCTAGCGGTCTTCCGTACCCCGTCCTCCATCGCCGCGAAAGCATCGGCGATGTCCCGCAATATCGGCTCAGTCCCGCGAAGACTCCCGTCCGTGTTGAATACGGATACCCTAAGATCGTCAAACGCCCGCTTTTGCGTTGCGAGACCTTGGGCAGCGTCCGATACCGATCGATTGAGCCGAATAAGGCCAGTTTGCAGCCCAGCCGCTCCAGCACCGGCTAGGTCTGCTCCAAGAGCAAGTCCCTGCAATGTCTCCGTGGCTACCCCTAACTTCTGGGATAGCTTTACTGACTCGTCTGCTGCATTGATCTGATCCTTAATGAATCCAGAGAACATGCGCACGGACACGACAGCGCCCAGTGCAACGAATGCGCCCTTGATGACATCAAGCGATTTCTTGTTGCGCTTGTCGAATGACTCCAGTCGTCGGTTCGCCTTCTCAAGCTCAGCCGTGTATTTGGCTGACTGAGCCTCAAGCGCTACTACGTATTTGGCTAGGTCCGTCATTAGTGCTTCTTCAGTAACCTCAACCTAGACAGCATTTGCATATCGGCAGCCTCGCGAGCTGAATCGGGGTCTTGATAAAAGAACTCCGCCATTTTGATCGGAGCGCGCTTACGATCTCTGTAGGCATTAGCGAGAATCGTGGCGATCAGCGCAGCGTGATAGTTATCTCTAGGCGCCCCAAAGGGTTCCAATCGCTCGTACTCCATCCACTCGGCAAACATCGAAGCAGGAATGGCTTCTAGTGTTCTAACGTCCGCGATACCGAGTTGAGTTGCGAGTCGGAAGAGGAATCGTCGCTCAGGGCGCCCACGGAGTTTTTTGAGAGATCCACTCCGCTTAGCTTGTAGATAGCGCGAGCCAGATCAGTCAACGCCTTCGGAGGTAAGCTAGATTCGATAGCCTCTGGTGTTTCTTGCTCCCAACCAACCACGCCGTAACGACACACGACGGCAGCTGAATCCTCGGCGCGACCTTCCCGACCAAGTTCGATGAGCTCGATCTGCGCGCGGGCCGATAGCTCCCGGATGTCAAACTCTCTTCCTAGAGACGCGATGCTCACCTTGTCAGTTTTCAGAAACGATTCCATTAGGTGATCGCCCCCGAAATCTTGACGGTGAACGAAATCGTGTTGCGCTCAGTCGGAGAAGGCGTGACGGTCCACGATAGCGGAACGCCCTCGAAGTTGAACGTCTCCTCTGGTGATACACCCTGGTACGCGATTTGAAACAACCGATTGGTCTGAGCATCCACGGCCGCAATCATGTTCTGCTGCTCGGTTGCAGGACTGGCTTCCGGGATACGGTTGCACTCGATGGTGATCTCCGCTCCATCCGCGAGACCGGCAATATATTCCATCGTTCCGGTAGGCGAATCGAAGTTGGTCACGTCGACCAGGTTGTTGGTCTTCCCGAGGCCGCTGATAGCATAAACCTCCTCGACATCATCGTAGTCTGTCGGTGAGGCGGTATCCCCTAAGCGAAACTTCCATCTGCCGATATTGGCTGCTGTCGTCATCACTGTCTCCCAATAAAAAACCGGCGCATGGCCGGCTCACAAAAGATCCAAAAAAGCTAAAGGTCAGAAATACGCGACTAAGAACTGAGACGAAACTCGGTAAAGCCTGGTGTCAGGCTCAAATAGATCGAAGCTCGGTCGCTCCAATCGAATAATGTCCACGGTGTCAGACGGACTCTGCGTACCGAAGTCACCTGACACTCCCACTAGGGCGGCCTCAACAGCGGCAGTAAGCTGCCAAGCTTCTATTTCTGAAAACGACCAGCAATCAACATGGAACAAGATCTCCTTTAGGGAACTGGCTCCATCTAGCGTCTGCTGCCGTGAGTCTCCGTCTACACCGTAGGTGATCGCAGGCTTCGTGACATGCTGCGGGAGATGCTTGGGGTAAATAGACGTAGTAATAGCGCTCACACCTGAATCCGCTCTCAGGTGTGAGTAGAACGATTCGACAATCATTTGGCTTTAGCGGCCTTGTCGATCAGCGCCTTGAGCCGTTCTTTGAAGCGACTATTGACCTCTGGAATGCTATTTCTGAACGACGGCTCCAGCCACGGCCTCTTAGGAATCTTCGACGTACCGAGCTCGATGAACTGCACCGCGTAAAACGCTTCCGGCCTGACCCCAAGCATGACCCTGACACTTCGGCGGTCCTTAGATACCTTCGCCTTACGAGCGATGTTGCGCTTCGCAAAACCAGGAGTTCTCAGGCGCCCCTTGTACGTCCTGACCGGATAAGGGTCCTTCGATACACCGCCGTATTCGTAGGGGGGATTCGCGACCGGAGCGGCCTTCTGGGCGGCTCTCATCGCAGGTAGCATCGCCGCCATAGCAGCGGCGCGCAGAGCCTTGCCGCCTGGCGCCTTGCCCATCGCGGACAGTTGAGCGGAAAGCTCCTTGAACCCCTTGGTAGACATCAGGTGACGTGCTCCGTGCACATGAGCTCCAAATCTCGATTCATCTCTTTGACGTTGATCACGCTCTTGATGTCGAAGATGCGAGAGCCGTAGATAACCCGATCTCTTGGAGCCACCGAAGGGCCCCACCAGATCGACAGACGGTGAGTCACTTCAGCTCGTTCGCCGGATGCGTTGAAATACTCACGTCCCGTAATTGGCCCGATCGTCGCCCATACGGTTTCAATCTTCGTCCACGTCTCGACTACTTGTCCTGCCGTGTCTTGAACAGTTCCGCGACGCTGAAGGGTAACCAGCTTGTCTCTGCGCATTACTGCCAGTTCTTTTTGATCCAGGGGATATTCAGCATCCCCCAGGGCTTAGAGTCGCCATTGAAGTGGACAATGCGAGCATCTTCTGGGAGTCTCGACCAGTAATGAGCCATATCCTGTTTCTGATAGATCCCCGATTCCAACGGCCACCTAGCACACGTAGAGCCTAGCTTGTAACTCAGCCATGCTTGGTCCGATCCCCTGAAGCCTTCCTGTCGAGCTTGTCGAGCGGCGTTTACGGAAAACTCGGTCCAGACCTTCGTCCTAGTCCCAGTCCGCAGCAACCACGTCCCACCGCCGATTCTCGGCCGACCCCATACAGTGCTCGGTGTCCAGCCCACGAAGTCATCCTGCATTGAAAACAGAGGATCTATGGAGTTGGTAATCACGCAATCGATATCGAGCATCATCACGCGATCGCCCAGACATTTGGCTTCCTTGGAGAACGTCCACAGCCGCCGATAACTGGATGGCAGCCTGGCGGTATCCTCTACCGTTTTCAGCTTCGCGACTGCCCTAGCTTCGTCTGGGAGCCGCATCACCTCGACGGTAGAGTCAAAGCCTTCAGTTTCGTCCGTGATGCAAATGAATCGATGCGGACTCGAGAAGTGGCGCTTGATCGACCTCGCCAAAACATTCACATGCCCCGGCAGGTATTCTCGATAGCCCTCGTTCCACTGGAAACAGACTATCGATATGGACTCTACTTTAGGCATTCGATGCCGATGAACGGATAAGCGTCAATCGCACTTCCAGGTGTGGCGTTCAACACTTCAACGCCGTTTGGTATCTTCAAATCTCGGTAGAACTGCGGCCAGCTCTTATAGTCAGAGTTCTTGTGCAATGCGGCGCACTTGCCGCCGAAGTAATTCGTGAGCGTACCTTTAGGCTTGCAGTCGTAGCCCAACAGAACAACCCTCGAAGCTCCGAGAGTCAACGCGATTTGCAATGCCTGAAAACCTGAATGACCGCCGCTCAACGCGAAGCCAGGGCCGTTCTTGTGCTCCTTAGCCCTGACGTTCAAATACAAATCAACCGCACCGTTCTGCATTGACTTCGGATCTGCGCTCACCCTAATGGGACCATCTGCCGGCCGAATCGGTTGATAGTGTTTCCAGAAGGGCCAGTCAGCTGCGTACCAAATATCCAGCCAAGGCTCAGTCAAGCCTATGTCGTTGATCCCGATACTGCGTACCGACGAACGCTTAACCGTTTCGACCTGATCACGAGTAAGGCTCGGACCGGTGGCGATACAAACCGCAGTCTGTCCGCTCCAATCAGGCCAGCGCGGGATCTCGGCTTCTGTGGAGAATGCTCTTGACTGCATTTGTCAGTGGGTCTTCGTCGGAAACGTATAGAGCTTCTAGTACAAGCAAGGTCGCCGCCTCGACCATCTTCGGCGCTTCCTCTAAGGGACTTGCGTCAATGTCGTAGGTGTCGGCATCGAGCTTCAAGTAGTCCAGAACAATGGCAGACGCTTGCTCCAGCTTCAGAACAATGTTTGTGTCGTCATCATCGTCTGTTCGTCGCAGATGACGCTTAGCGGTCTCGAGGTCGACAATCATGTGGATTTGCCGTCGTGACCCTTCTTCACACACAACCGCCAGCACTTATTGAACTGGCCTGGTCGACTATTGGTGTTATCCTTCAGGGCAATCCACATTGAGCCTGAGAACGTCACCAAATGGCCTCTCTCATAAGCGGCATCCTTGCTCCAAATCTCTTTGTAGGCCGGCATCTGGGTCTTGATCTTGTGCTCTTTGCGGCCAGACCCATTCGTGAATCCCATCGTGATAGTTCGGCCGTCTTCGTCTATTCCGAAGTCGAAGTCTTCAACGCTCATCGCGTCCTTGCCGTCTTTCGGCTTCGGCATACGGTCGATGGCTTTCTGTAATAGATCCTGAGCACGCTTCTCGAAGTCGAGCGCCCATTCGGACTGCATCGATTTGAGCAAGGGCTGAACGTCGTTCAGGGTGACGCTGGTGCCGTCTTTCGGAACGGGCAGGGAGTCGATGGCTTTCTGCAACTTCTCGGTCAACTGCGGAATCACATCTTCGACCGCAACACTGTTGCCGTCCTTGGGAACCGGAATCGCGTCGAGAGCCTTCTGAACTTCGGCCATGATCGATGGCATCACGTCTTCAGCCGTAGTGCTTTCCCCGCGCTCGCCATCCTTCGGCGGATGGTCCTTCAGGTAAGCCGAGACAGCTTTTGAAACCTGATCGGATAACTTGGCCTCGTCGACCTCGGCATCCTTACCGTCCTTCGGCACGGGCAAAGGATTCGCGTCAATGTACTTTCTTACTGCCTCGAACACTTGCTTGTCGGTGATGGGATCCGCGTCCTTGCCGTTCTGTGGAGTCGGTATCTTTGCAACCCCTGCTGTCACGAGCTCGGCACAGATACCGGCTACCTCGTCCTTGTCCACCCCGCTAGGACTGAGGCGATTCAGCACCGACTTGACGATTTGATCCTCGTCCGCGTCTTGTCCGTCCTTAGGTGTCGGAAGACGATCAATGACGCTCTGAAAAATACCTTGCGCGCGGCGCTCGAAGTCCAACGCCCACTCGGCTTGCTTGGCTGTTACCAGCGGCTCAATGTCGTCGATGGTGATGCTTTCAGCGTCTTTACCATTCTCTGGCACAGGCAAGGGATTCTCGGCCATGTACGATTCAACGGCTTTGCTGACCTGCTCATCTGTGATGGGTTCGGCACTCTTACCTGGCTCACCAGGATCGCCCTTGATAGATCGCGGCGTCTCTTCAAGAACCTTGATCCGCTCCAATAGCGTTTCAATCTCGCCCCGAAACCCCTTCTCAACCGCTAGTACTTGCTCTCGAACAATGTTCGCAACGGCCTTGGTCATTACGGACAGTTCTACTTTCATGCCGCCAATTCCTTACGAAGCATGGCCTCGGCTAAAAGCTGC